GTCATGGAAGTATTTAGGTTTTGGTAAGAACGAAGCAGCACTTGCAGAAGCAGCAGCTGAATGGGGTATAGACCCAAAATCAGAAATGTACAAACTACCATCACTAAATGTTGGAACATATGCAGAAAGAGATGCAGAAGCAACGTTTGGTTTATGGCAAGAAATGAAAAAAGAAATTATTGCACAAGACTTACAATCTATTATGGAACTTGAGACAGATTTATTTCCTTGCCTGGTTGACATGAGGTTTAAAGGTGTAAGGGTTGACGTAGAAGCAGCACACAATCTTAAGAAAAGTTTAATAAAAGAAGAACAGGATATACTAACAGCAATAGAAAAAGAAACCAATGTAAGACCACAAATTTGGGCCGCAAGCAGTATAGCAGAAGTGTTTGAAAATTTAAAAATAGAATTTGAAAGAACAGAAAAAACACAAGCGCCTAGCTTTACAAAAAACTTTTTACAAGAACACGAGCATCCTGTTGTAAACATGATTGCAAAAGCAAGAGAAGTTAACAAAGCACACACAACTTTTATAGATTCTATTTTACGTTACGAACACAAAGGTAGAATACACGCAGAGATAAATCAGTTACGTAATGCAGGTGGTGGCACAGTTACAGGAAGATTTTCTTATCAGAATCCTAACCTTCAACAGATTCCAGCACGTAACAAAGATCTTGGACCTAAGATTAGATCATTGTTTATACCAGAAGAGGGTTGTAAGTGGGGTTGTTTTGACTACTCACAGCAGGAACCACGTCTTGTTGTACATTACGCAGCGCTATATAAATTACCATCAGTATATGATGTAGTAGAGTCTTATCAAAATGATTCTGGTGCGGACTTTCACCAGACTGTAGCAGACATGGCAGAGATACCTAGAACGCAAGCAAAGACAATTAACCTTGGTTTGTTTTATGGCATGGGTAAAGCTAAACTGCAGGCAGAGTTAGGTGTATCTAAAGACAAAGCTGCAGAACTATTTAATACGTATCACGCAAAGGTACCTTTTGTTAAACAACTTATGGACAAAGCATCTAACAGAGCACAAGATCGTGGACAGATAAGAACTTTACTTGGCAGACTATGTAGATTTCATTTATGGGAACCAAACAGTTTTGGTATGCACAAAGCTATGACACACGAAGATGCGTTGGCGGAACATGGACCAGGGATCAAGCGAGCTTACACATATAAATCTTTAAATAAATTAATACAAGGATCAGCTGCTGACATGACAAAAAAATCTATGCTAGAGTTATACAAAGAAGGTATTGTAGCACATATACAAATACATGACGAGTTGTGTCTATCAATAGAAAATGACGCACAGGCAAAAAAGATTGTTGAGATTATGGAGCAAGCTGTTACTCTAGAAGTGCCAAACAAAGTAGACTACGAACACGGCGTTAACTGGGGAAGTATAAATGACTAATGGCTTATCTTAATGCAAACATACCTGTTATAGAGTGTTACGTAAGAGGTAACTATCTAAGAGATCAAAAAGATTCACACGATAAATATTTTGAAGTAGGGATATTTGGTTTTAGCTCTATACCAAACAGAGTACCTATGTTCCATTTTTTAATGGAAGATGGTGGTTTGTGGTGGCGAGCACCTATCTCTGCTTTTTGTACTAAACCTGGAGTAAAAGAACTACCACTTGATGAGTTAGTTATGTGGGATAGCTTTAGTTACAATGTAAGTGTTACAACTTTCTATGAGTTAGCTGGTGCAACCATGCAATACATATCTAGGCGTAAGGTAAAAAGAAAGGGCAAGTATTTATTTACAATTGATTGGTGCGCAGGAGATTTTAACGAACTAAACTTTGGTTATGCAGAAAAACCAGACCAACATAAATGCGGCCATGTATTAGAATTAGAGGATGGAAACTTTGCAATACAGCCTAATAATAGGCTTAAAATGTTTGATGCATCTATGGGTGTTGACCCAAACAAAAACTTGATTAACAGACTAGTTAGTAGTAAAATATACTCCGTAGAAAATTCAGCTAAATGGATTACAGACGAACACGAAGAAGGGAGTTATGACTATCAGCTGAGAAATTTGGAGGAAGACGATGATAAATAAATACAAAGATAAATTTATGGTGTGGCAACTACAAAACAGAACAGAGATTGTTATCGCTGTTGTGGCATTTGTGTTAGGAGCTATAATCTTTTAATTAAGGACTTTATGCCATATGAATTTAGCAGATCTGTTAAAGAAAAATATAGTAATGGTACCGGTAGTTGCATCCGTATTGGTTGGAACGTTTACTGGCGTTAGGTATATTGTTAATCTTACAGACACTATCAATTCAAATCAGCAAGAAATTGTAGATCTAACAAGAGATCTTAAACAAGCACAAAAAAATATTACAGACCAGAATACAAGACTATCTTCTGCTGAAGCAACATGGCAGATGGCAGAAAATTTATATAGACAACTTGCAGATCAAGTAAGAGAACACGATTACGACATCAAGGATTTAAACAGGTAATGTATGGAGATAGCCAGGATGAATTATTATTTTACAGGTGCATTAATTGTTTTATTTGTGTTGCTGTGTTTTATAAGACCTGCGCATCCTAGAAATGAGTATCTCAATGACGGTACTAATACTTGTAGCACTGGTGATCTTAGCCTATCAGTCGAACAAAGCGACTCGGAGTCTAGGTATCGACACAATAATGCTGACAATAATTATAATAGCCCTTATGATAGTAGGTCGTTACGTTTAACCTGGAGACACTATTTAGGTTCTGCTTGCACAAAAGAATTTAGAGAAGTACAGACAGAAAATGTACAACTAAAACAACAGTTAGAGTTGATGAAAATGTGCGGAAAAGTCAATAATAACCCCACTATTGGACGTAATCCTAACTTCGCATTGCTAGTTTCAAAATGCTCTGGTATAATCATTCCTGAAAACAAGAAACCAGAAGGCAGTCTTTGGGATGATTTAAAAGATGATTATAAAAAAGAAAATCCTGATGTAAAACTTATGAATGATAAGTTTATAGGACCAAAAAATGATTGATAAATATATTATAAAATTTTGTATTTTTTTAGATAAACTTGCTGCACCTATAGAAAGAATATTTGAAGATAAAAAAAAGAAAAAGAAAAAGAATGGCAAATAAACCATTAAACATATCAGAGTCTGCTGCAGTACAGATGCCGATGAAAACGGTTGCTAGCCTGATCGTGCTTGTTGGAATGGGCGTGCTCGGTTACACAGAAATAACGGCGAGGTTGGTTTCGTTAGAGACATCACGTGAGTTGTTTACAAATGATTTATTAAAAAAATCTGAACAGGTCCCTGTGGACCAGGAGCAACATTT